GAGATGGCTGCAATAAGTGACGACTTGACAAGGAGAAAGATAACAATCTCTGATGGTACTTTAAGTAATTTTTGCTCGTTATATTTTGATTCTATTTCTAATAAGATAATAGGGAGAACAACTGTAGGGGGTGTTTTACAATCTTTCTTATCTACTTCTAGTTATACGGAAACCAACTTTAATAAGGTAGCATTCAAATGGAAAGTAAATGACTTTGCATTATGGGTAAATGGTTCTGAAGTTGGTGTAGATTCTTCAGGTGTAGCTTGGGGTTCAAGTGTTTTAACAGAAATAAGTTTTGATAACGGAACAGGAGCAGAAAATTTCTACGGAAAAGTAAAACAACTACAAGTATATAAGACAGCTTTAACAGATGCTCAATTAACTTCTTTGACTTCATAATATGAATATATACAAATTACAATACACAGACAAAGCAGAAGGAGATGCTGATTTACTTGCTAAAGGTACTTATGAAGTAGTAACTGAAGAAGGTGTTACTCAAGATGTGTACAGAAATGGAACTCAGGCAATAGTCTTTATAAATAAGATAGTAGAGATACCTGCAACATACGACCCTGATGGAAAAGAGATAACTCCACCTGTATATTATGATGGAGTATTTTACGACCTAATGACTACAGAAGAAATTGACTTTGGAATACACGAGTTATTTCCTGTAGATTGCGTACATTCGTTTTTAGGTTATGAAAAGAACGCAGAAGGTACAGATGTAGACCCTGATGAATTAATAATAGAATAAAATGGATAAAATTGTAAGCATAGATTTAAGCACCTCAACAGCCCCATTAGTGCAGGAGGTTAGAGGGAAGGATTGGATTGAGTACGGCGACGCAAACGGCGAATGGCGAAACCTCTATCCACAGTTTCTAATTGACCTTTATTATTCAAGTTCAATAACGGCTGCTATCGTCAACGCCACTTCAGAGATGATTAGTGGGGAGGACGTAGTCATAACAGACGAAGATGATAGAGATGAAGAAGCAAGAGTAAAGCTTCAGAACTTTATGAATAATGCTAATTCAAATGAAACACTACACGAGGTCTTAAAAAAAGTAGCATTTGACTTTAAACTTCAAGGAGCATTTGCACTTAACATTGTATGGTCAAAAGACAGAACTCAGATAGCTGAAATCTATCATATACCTGTAGAGAAGATTAGATGTGAACGTCCTGATGAATTTGGCAAGACTAACGCTTACTATGTATCAGGAGATTGGGCAAACACAAGAACGAACAAGCCATACAGAGTTCCTGCTTTTAATGTAAACGATAGAACTTCTCCTAATCAAATACTTTACACAGGTCTTTATAGTCCTAATATGAACTCTTATTATACGGCTGATTACATTTCTTGTAATAATTGGAGTCTTTGCGATTCTTTAGTGTCAGAATTCCATTTACAGAATGTAAGTAATTCATTCTCAGGGAGTTATATGATTAGTTTCGCAAATGGAATACCAACAGCTGAAGAAAGAAATCAGATAGAAAGAAGTTTAGAAGCTAAATTCACAGGGTCTTCAAATGCAGGCAAATTTATTTTAACATTCAGCGACGACAAGACAAGAGTACCTGAAATAACTCCAATCAGTCCTGCTGATTTAGACAAGCAATATATAGCACTTCAAGAACTACTTACTAGCAACATCCTGGCAGGTCATAGGGTAACTTCTAAGACACTTATGGGCTTGGATAGTGCTAATGGGTTCTCAAGCAATGCAGACGAGCTTTTAAACGCTTCTAATTTTTACTTAAATACAGTTGTGATGCCATTCCAAGGGCAAATCTTAAAAGTGTTACACAAGATATTCCAAGTAAACAATATGGATATGCCTGTTCAATTTGTACAACTTAAACCAATTACAATTCAATTTGATTCTAAGACTATTAGAGAAGTAATGACTCAGGACGAAATAAGAGAAGAAATTGGATTACCTCCATTAAATGAAGAAGAATCTGTTGAAATAAAAGAGGAGTTTGCAAAAGTTGGAATGATAGACGGAAAGCCTGTATTTGACACAATAGAAGAAGCCTTAGAGAGTGCAAAGACTTTAGGGTGTGAAGGGTATCATACGCACGATTACGAAGGGAAGGAAGTCTATATGGCTTGCGAAGGTCATCAAGAAGCTACAGAACTTTTAACAGAAAAGACTGAGTTAGATAAGTTTATTGAGGAGTTTGGAGAAGATATGTCTGATGAATGGGAATTAGTAGAAGAAGAAGTAGTAGACGGAGAACATCAAGACTTTAACTATGAAGAAGTATTAAATGAATTAGCTAATGAAAAGATTGAACTAGCATCAACAGGTAGAGCAATTCCTAGTCGTAAGTCAGAACAAGATGGACAATCTAAAAAGTCTTATGATTACTTTAGAGTTAGATATGTTTATTCTGAAGATAACTTCCTAACAAGTAAGACAGGAGAGAAAAGAGAATTTTGCAGAAAGATGATGGCAGCTAAGAAACTTTACAGAAAAGAAGATATAATTAATATGACTAATAAAATTGTTAATCCAGGTTGGGGAGAAAGAGGAGCAAATACCTACTCTATTTGGTTAGCAGACCAACACGAAGATTGTTGTAAGTCATTGAAAAACAATAGATTAGACTTGTACAAAGGAGGAGGTAACTGCCACCATTTTTGGAGCAGACGTATCTTTAAAACTGTAATAGGCGAGTCTAAGACTACTAAGATAGAAGACGCAGATATGATTGGCTACACAAAGGCTAAGTCAGAAGGCTTTACTGCTAAGAAGAACGATAAGCTAGTTGCAACACCACCAAAGAAAATGAAAAATAACGGATTTTTAAAACCTAGATAACAATGTCATATGTCCTCTTTATCTCAGAAAGTGTATTGAAGTCAAGTAGTGCTTTAAACCTTAATATTTCAACAACTCTACTTTTGCCTTATGTAAGACAGGCACAGAAGCTATATATAGAAACTAAGCTAGGTACTGACTTAAATCAAAAGCTAAAAGACTTAATTGTAGCAGGAACAGTAAACGCAGCAGGAAATGAAGCTTATGCAACTTTATTAAATGATTACATTCCTGATGTTTTAGTGAACTTTAGTTTTTTTCACGCTATTCCATTCCTCAGATTTAAAATCGAGAACGGCAATATTTACTCAAAAACTTCGGAAACAGGAACAGCTTTAAGTACAGAAGAAGCACAACATTTGCGTGAAGAAATCAGAAATACGGCTGAATACTACACAGAAAGAATGATTGACTACATCTGTAATAATAATTCACTTTTTCCTGAATACTCTACAAATACAGGTGCAGACGTAGACCCTGATAGAAATGCGTTTTACAACGGAATGAATCTTGAAAGACCACAAAATCAAGGAACTAATTTTACATTAAGAAACGTATTAGGAAATCTAAACTAATGAAGAAATACTACAAGACAAAACCAATTAATATTACTAAACTCAAATCGTATTTACAAGATGCCGATAAAAAAAACAATTCAAGAAATATCAGAAGTAGCAGTCCTAAACACAACGGTATTAAGCGTAACGACATTCACTAATATAGAGTTAGCTCTAAAGATTATCCTATTAGTTGTTTCAATAGCTTATACAATAGATAAGTGGTGGAAACATAAAAAAAAATGATAAACCTTTTATTAATTAGAGATACATTTAGCAAGGTTAGTACATTAGGTGAATTATTTTTAAATGGGGAAAGGATGTGCGACACCTTAGAAAATCCTTGGATAGATAATCAAAGGAATATAAGTTGTATTCCTGAAGGCGAATATCCTGTAAGACTTAGATACCCTAGAGAATCAGGGACTAGGGATTACTTACACCTATTAGTACAAGAAGTTCCTAATAGAGATTGGATATTATTCCACAGAGGAAATACAGCTAAAGATACTAGTGGTTGTATTCTAGTAGGAATAGGGACTGAACAGGACGTTGTTCATAACTCTGTCTTAGCTATGGACTTATTAATCAAAGAAATACTTAATTTAGGCGGCGAAAACATTAACTTAATAATTAAAAATAAATAAAATGAAAAAATTAAAAAATTGGTTTACAGGCTTATTCATTAAGCAGATTTTCACATCAAAAAAGTTCATTTATACATTGATAGGAGTTTTAACGACTCTATTAAGTAAGGAGTTTGGTTTAAATCCTGATGAAGTAAGTAAGATATTAATGTCTATTGCAGCTTTGGTTGTTGGTCAAGGGCTAAGCGATATAGCAAAAAAATAGTTTGTCTAAAGAAGGAAAAAGACTAAGGCTTTCCCCTGAAGAAGTTGAGTTAATCAATGAGTCTAGGGGGAAGGACTTGTCAAATATTAACGGCAATACTGCTTTAGATATACACCTACAAGATAGAGGTATTGAAAAGAAAGATATTGTTAGCGTTAAGCATTGGCAGAATATGGGAGGTGATTTACGTTTCTCCATAGTTACCAAAGAACAATATGGTACTGACCAAAACGATTTACTTGAAGACATAAAAAGTCTTATTGAAAATCATTCTCCAAAATACCCTGAAATTAAAAGAGTTAAAGGTGAACATTTATTAGTGATTAATCCTGCTGATATTCATATTGGTAAATTAGGTGTAGCTTTAGAGACAGGTGATGAATATAATACAGAGATTGCATACAATAGAGTATTAGAAGGCGTTACAGGACTTATAAGTAAGGCACAAGGTTTTAGTATAGATAGAGTCTTATTTTGCGTAGGTAACGATATTCTACATATTGACAATGTATACAATACAACTACAGCAGGAACTCCACAAGATGCAGATGGTAAATGGTGGCAACACTTTGAAGTTGCTTTAAAGCTTTATGTTAAATGCGTTGAGATATTAAGAAAAGTAGCACCTGTAGATGTAGTACATTCAATGTCTAATCACGATTATCAAAGTGGCTTTCATTTAGCACACTCTTTAAAGTCTTGGTTCAGGAACACTAAAGATGTAACTTTTGATATTTCAGTAGCACACAGAAAATACTACAAGTATGGTTCTAATCTTATAGGACTAGAACACGGAGATGGTGCTAAGATGGATAAGCTACCAATGTTAATGGCTAACGATAGACCTTTAATGTGGGCTGAAACTAAATATCGTTACTGGTATCTTCACCATATACATCATAAGGTTAAATACAAATGGCTAGATGCTAAAGACTTCATAGGTGTAACTGTTGAATATATGCGTTCACCAAGTGGTACAGATTCTTGGCATAATCGTAAAGGCTTTTGTGGAGTACAAAAAGCAGTAGAGGGATTTATCCATTCTAAAGACTCAGGACAAATAGCAAGGCTAGTACACTATTTCTAGCACCCCCTATAGCCGTTTTAGGCACTTTCTTTTCTTTTTAATACTAATATACTAGACAAGCTATAAAGTTCGTCCTAGATGTAAACAC